ACCCTTGTCAGCAAGAACATTAAGACCGTTCTTACTCCAGAACCAAGCAGCACTAAGCAAAGGATACTTAGTAGCAACAAGATCAGGACTAGCCAGGATATCATCTTCAACGGTTTTGTCAAAAGCTGCATAGTTATCTTTTCCAGTAAGTTGTATATAACCACGACCACGGAACTTGTATCCTTCCTTAGAAGCCTCGTCACCGTTACCCATACGAGATCCATAAACCTTAGATGCAATCTTTTCCGGCTGACGCTCATAGGCTTTAGCCAGGGCTTCTGTAGGGAAGTACTTCTTAAAGATGGTCATCAAACCTTTGGCACCGTAGTTCAGGTTTTCCTGTGTGAGTTTAAACCCACCAGATTCATGTCCGCATTGGGCCAGAAAGTGAGCCAGTCTGAGAGGGGTGTTTACCTGGAACTTGTCCATAACACCAGGGATCTGTGCAATAACAGCGTCAGGGACATGTCCCTTGAGAGCATCTAATTTCATAGGATATTGGATTGATTATAAAGCCGAAAACAGAAACACCATAAACATGAGTACTACAGAAAAACCTACGTAGCTGCGTCTGTCCTTATCATGCCACTTTTCACGCTCCAGGTACATCTTTTTGTTCTCAGTGTACCAATACTGGAATGTATCAGCCTGAGACTTATATTTAGTAGCATTACGGTATTCACGATCAAAGTCAGCTTTTAAACTGTCTTTCATCTTATGGAGAGTCTTAATACTATCTTCCAGAGTGACAAACTTTTTATTGATCTGATTACCCTGCTCCAGGGTGATGATCACTACAGAATCTTTACCAATCTTTTTAACCGCCGGATATTGGGCTAAGCTTGAAAGGCTGAACATTATCAGTAGACTCAACAGAGTCCAATGCTTTCTTAGTTTCATACAGTGTGTGTTTGAGTTGTTTAACCTCAGCCTTCAGAGAGCTAATGGTATTAGCAGCCTTGGTCACGATCTCGGTAGTCTGCTGGTCTGCTTTAACAGCCTCCTCATGAGCTTCTGCCGCGACCTTTTTACTTTCCAATAAAAGTTTTTGGAACTCCAGTTCTCTACGGAGCTCCTCGTTAGTGTTCTGACCACTGACATTGCACGACAATAAGAATATGATTAGTATAACTACTCTCATTTGAGTGTACGGATTTGTTCTACCATATCAGATTTAGCACCAGCTGCTGCTTTTTCTATCAAGACATTACGCAGCTCCAGTTGCAGAGTGTCATTCTTACCTTCTAACTTATCTACCCTGATCTCTTGCTTAGACGCATTGTTTTCAAATACACCCTTGACATCTATATACAGATAACCTATACCTGTCAGGGCCAAAAACAATGTGGCTACAATAGGATTCTTCACAAACTCTTTGTAAGACACGGGCATCTTGAATGCACCAGTGGCTTTCTCAACAATAGAAGACGGTTTAGCCGGTGACTTGCGGACAGCAGGTTTCTTAGCTGCCGGTTTCTTAGCAGGTGTTGCCATATACAGTGTTTTTAAAATATTAGAACAGTTTCCAGTAGACGCTCACGCCCATCTGGGGCTGAAACTGCTGGTTGATACCGGCAGAGATGCCAAGTATTCGGTCCTTCTTGGACTTATAGAGGATGCCCGCATTGATGCTCTGCACCTCTGTTTTAGAGCCTATAATACCACCGCCTATATAAAACTGGCGTTTGGGTGGTGTAGGCTTAGTAATAGTGATAGTCTCTTTGGCAGTGGGTAACATGTAATCAGCTGTCCAGCTGCGTCCAAAGAGCTCATTGTTTTTTACCGTGTCGTTAACAACAAAGGTCCCCTTGATCTGAGGCACACGGAACGTATCAGAATAAATCTTCTTAGCCAGGAATTCCTTGGCAAGTTCCTCATATTGCACTTTTAGGCTGTCATACATAGGATTGGGTAGATATTCCGGTGGTAAAGTGTCATGTATTACACTTTTTACCGGCACCTTTTTCACCACAATACTGTCATATTTCTGCCAGGCGGTATCACGCACTACAACGGTGTCAGCTTTAGCGGCATAGTCAGCACTGCCACCACAGCCAAATTCACGGAAAACAATAAACAGCACCAGGGCTGCTACAATGATATTAGTTAGCTGCTTCATCAGATTTTTTCTTGCTGAACTTATCTAAAGTGTCACCGGCCACCATTGCAATGAGTGTGATAGCCACCCATTCCACCAGGGAATCAGAAGGTTTGATGTCCCCGTGGGTAAAGCTGTTAGCCAGAAGCGTGCTGCCCAGGCACAGAGCCAGGAAAAGTCCAATTACTGGTTTCATAGAGGTAGATCCTCTTTCGTCTTTAAAAAGGTCAATAACCCATTGCTTGAAAGTCATACAGTGTTTATTTAAGCTTTAACAATCTTCTTGATATCTTCTTCCCGGACCGTCATAATGTCCTTATTGACCCTCACAGGGGCTGTAGGAATCTTTTCAAATGGAATAGAAGCTGTTTTACCGTCATAGAGCTGGCGTTCCAGGTTGTCTATACGGGTCTTATCTATATTAGACTGGGCCAACAGGGTTTTTACATCCTGCTTGACCAGCTCCAGATCACGCTTGATCTCTTTTAGGGTGTTGACGATGAACCACCCTACTACTGATAGTAATACGGGGAATGCCCAGATTTTAACCTTGTCCATTATCCGTTGCATTATTAATAGTTAGGATTTCTTGAACTCGTACACCAAACCAGCTGGTTTTTCAAAGCTGATAATCAAAGAGTTAGGGATAATGTTCCCAGCAGCATCCTTACGGACAAAGTAGCGCAAGCCTATAGGATGTGTAGTAGAAGCCACTACATTCTCAGCAGGGATGGCTATAATGTTGCTGACAGCAGGAATAGTTCCCTTCACACTCATCATGGTGCCTGGTATAGGATAACCATTACCGTCTTTTTGAGCATAAAAATTTGACATGACTGAAATTATTAAACAGATAAATATTAGATATGTAGACTTTTAATAGTCCCTACAATATAATATACAAAAAAACCCTGAAATAATGTAATTAGTTCTACATAAGTTCTATATTTGTAAACCCCATTCAGAAACTATGGAAACAATACAGTATGCCGCAAAGCTGGAAAGAAAGCTTGTTCAAGAATTTAAGACATTGTTTAAAGAAAAGCTAGGCTACACGCCGCTTGTATTTACTAAACATGACAAAGATGCTGCTGAAATACCGCTGATGTCCCTGCACGAGCTGGACGAACATTTTCAACAGTTTCTTCCTGTAAAATTTGGAGATAGAGTCCCGCTTCAGACCAAACGTAGGATGCGGGAAATTGTAGAACTCAGGTCCATATTCTGTCACTTTGCCAAGAACATGAAGTATTCCCTCTGTACCATTGGTGCACACCTGGGAGGTCGTGATCACACCACGGTGATTCATGGACTAAGGATATTCAGAGACCTCATGGAAACCAATGACACGTTCCGGGAGAAGTATTTAAGTATCCGCGCACAGATTGTTAAAGATACAAAACAAGTAGAGTATGAGTCACTCCCTGTGGACAGCTTGTTGGACACACAACCTGCCTCCCAACCAGCTCTTCTTCCTTGATTGCTGCCGTAACAACATATCCCCTGGTAAGATAATCAATGTAGAAGCAGAGATGATGTTTGCCCAGGCTTGCGGGTATCTGGACAAGGAGGGTAAGTTGACTGACAAAGCCATAGCTGTCCTGGACAGTATGGAAGCAGAAGTAAAGAACAAGAAGGGAAGAAACATCCAGGATATTCTTGGACCTGATTATTTAGATAAGATCAAAGAGTATCGTGAATACTTTCCAGGTCAGCGTCTCTCTCACGGAGAACTGGCCCGCCAAAGTGTCAACGAGCTAAAGGAGAAGTTTGTATGGTTTTTTAAGACCTATACTGACTATGACTGGGATATTGTACTGGATGCTGCTAAATATTACACAATCATTAAGGAACGTGAAGGCTACCAGTACATGACTACCAGTGCTTATTTCATCAAGAAGACGGACCCCCGGACCAAAGACACTACGTCTAAACTGGCTGACTTCTGTCAGCTGATCCTGGATAATCCGGAAGTATTACTAAACCTATAACAAGTATTACATGACAAAATTCCAGAGAGGTATTCACTCTCTGCTATTAAGCCTTGCCTTTTCTGCACTTAGCTGGATGATTGTAGACAGCTGTATTATCAATATAGCTTTTTACAAGTATCTGATGATTGAAGTGCTTGTGACCCTCAGCATGAAACTGTATGTATTCACTCTTACTAAAACCAATTTACAATGACTGACGAGAAATTATTAGACCTGTATGAAAAAAGTACCCACGAAATACCTGGTACAGAAACTATAAGAGCCATTGATTTCAGGATGTTTAAAGCAGTAGCTGAAATCATCCTCCATGATGGTTATACAGAAGGTGTTAATAAAGGTATGGACACCATGGATAAAGCAATAAAGAATGCTTTTAATCTAATTGCCATATGATGACGTTTCCATTAAAATATGGAGCTAAAACGTATGTAGAGGTACTTGACGAGGCCTTAAAATATATAGAGGAACGCAGGAGTGGCAGAATCACATCATTCAAGACCCCCTGGTCCGGACTGAACAACGCAGGTATTAACGGTTTAGAATGGGGCAGCATGCTCACCCTGGCGGCCAGACCTGGTTCTGGTAAAACTATGGTGGCGTCCCAGATTATCCGTGAAGCCATTGGTCGCAATCCTGGTCAGCAGTTTAACATACTGGAATTCCAGTTTGAGATGGGTGCCAAGCAATATGGCTCCCGTGACTTTGCTGCACAGATTGCCAAGGACTATAATGTAGTGCTGAGCTCTCACCTGCCGCTGGATGAATTCAGTATGCAAATGCTGGAGAAGTACAGGGCTGAAACCAGGGCTATGATGAGCCTGGGTGTACATAGATTATTCTTAGGCACACCCATGACACACGAGATGATCTACGAGGCCATCCATTATTACTATGCTACACTGCCTGGTAAAGATGGGAGGCCCAGTAATAATCCTCTTGTAGTGACTATAGATCACTCATGGCTGGTAAAAAAGAACGCCTCAGAAAAAGAAAAGATCAGCACGCTGTATAATACGGTGGAGATGCTCATGAAGATTAAAAATGAGATTCCGGTTATTATCATTATGCTCTCACAGCTGAACAGGTCTATAGACGAAGCGTCCCGTAGACTACCAGGATCCATTGCCAACTATCCCACTTCAGGTGACATCTTTGGTGGTGACGCCCTGATGCAGGGTTCTGACATGGTGGGTATACTAAACAGACCTGCTAAAGCAGACATCCGTTGCTATGGTCCCATGAAGTTTAAGTCTGATGAAAACGACATCTTCCTACATCTTGCTAAAGTGCGTAACGGTAGCAACAAAGATGACCTGCTTTATTTTAAAGCTGAGTTTGAGCGTCAGCGTATGATAGAAACAATACCTCCTGTACAGCTTATACAAAGCACACCTACAGCAGGAGGATTCAGGACTCCCGGAAAGCAGAAAGCTCCATCTGCTGATGTAGGTAGTGAAATATGATTTTATAACTTAAAAACCATACAATGTCTATGTATAGTAAAACGCCCGAAGAGGTAAGAGAATGGAAAGCCCAGAAGCTGGAAGCCATTCGTAACCACCACATTGACCTGATCAGAGATTTGGCAATCTCTCCACTGGACTTCAACATGAAGATGCCGTTTTATGATGAACATAAAAGGTATGTTGTTGGAGTGTTTGCCTCCGAGTTCAAACGTGAGAAAGGTTTCTACTTTGAACTTGTCACCAGAGCTTTAGATCCATTGCATTCTGACCGCAGGGTGTACAGGGTTCCTCCCAGCACGTCTTATGACGAAGAGTATGAACTTAACGAAAAAGGTTCTTACCTAGTGCCTCTGGAAGAACTCAGAACCATCAATCCCCAGTCGGTGGCTATCAGTAAATCCTCAGCTGTCACCAGCACAGATAAAGTGTTCAGCTCTAAAGATGCTGTAAAACAATCAGAGCCTGCACAGAAAACATTTACTGAACCTACGGCAGATGCTCCTTATTCTGATATGACCATCCGGGATTACATGGCCATCCACACAGGAAAGCCCGTGAGTTTAAAACCGTGGATCAATGAACTGGTATCACAAAAATATAACACATTACCGTTTTAACTATGGCACAAGGTATCCTAATTATTGCAGACCCCGGTTGTGGTAAATCAACCAGTATAGAAACCCTGGATCCCCAGGAAACCTTTATCATCAATGTGGCCAATAAGCCGCTACCCTTTAAAGGCTGGAAGAAGAAATACATCCAGTGGAGTAAGGACAACCCCAAGGGTAATCTGTATGGTGGCTCAGCTGCCCAGCAGATAGAAGCCTGTTTGCGTTATGTCAACGAGAAGCGTCCTGAGATCAAGACTGTTGTCGTAGATGACTTCCAGTACATGAGCTCTTTTGAGTTCTTTGACTCCGTTGATGAGAAGGGTTATGAGAAGTTCACCCGCATCGGTGCCAACCTGGCCCGTATTGCACGTCTTCCCAAGGACCTGAGAGATGATCTGACCATCATCTTCCTCACCCATTCAGAAGAGTCCACTGACATGGAAGGTAAACGCAAGGTGAAAGCCAAGACCATCGGTAAGATGGTGGACGAGAAGCTTTCTCTGGAAGGTTTATTTTCTATTGTACTCTTTGGTAAGGTGAAGAAAGAGAAGGACGGTGGTGTACGCTATGTGTTTGAGACACAGAACAATGGCGAGAACACCTGTAAAGCTCCCAGAGGAATGTTTGACTCTCTGGAGATCCCTAATGATCTCAAGCTGGTTAAAGATTCTATTACATCATTTGAGAACTAATTTTTTATTCATAATCTAAACCCCCTAACATGTTCAGTACAAAAGGACAAGAAGTAAAGACCACCGGAGGGGTGGAAAAATCCCTTCAACCAGGTGTAGTGTATGCACACATCTTTGATGCAAAAGTAAGAACCTCTACCAGAGGCGATAAAAAAGTGTTAGAACTGACACTAGAAGGACCCGCACTGGAAAACTTTGAGGGTTGGACTATTGTCAAGGGTGATGACAACGGACCCCGCTTTAAGGGTCAGTCAGGTCGTGTAACCGCCACCATGTGGACAGATCAGTTCAACGAGACTAATCCCATGAAAAATGAGATTATGTTCAAGCTCATCTCAGCTGCTATTGAAATGGGCCTGCGTGATGAAATTGACAACATCACCGCTCCTACATTAGAAAGCTGGGTAGTAGCTGCTGCTGCCATCCTGAAGGGTCACTATCTCTACTGGTTTTTGAAAGGTACAGAAGAGGAGTACAATGGTAAAACCATCGTAAAGCTCTCCTTACCTAAGTATAAATTCTGTGCTCTAGATGAGAGCAAGCTGGAAAGGTTTGACAAAACCAACCAGTATCATTACAAGCCCCTGTTGACCAAATCTGTCAGCAGCTTTGAGCCTGTCAATGATGACTTTGATATGTAATATCTGACATACATCTACGGGGAGGGTTTCTACTCTCCCCTATTTTTTTAAATCATCTGAGTATGTTCTCTACCAAGAATCTTATAAACGATATTAAAGCGGTACCTATACCGTGGGTATTTGAACATTTCTGCAAGCTGAAAGAAAAGCTTAATGGTCAGGATGTTAAGATCAAAAGCATGTTCAACCCGGCAGAACGCACCCCCAGCATGTGCGTATACTTTGACGCAGCTAAGAAAGCCTATAAGTTCAAGGACTTCTCCACCGGTAAGGGAGGTGATCATATGACCCTGATTAAAGAGTTGTACAATGTCACCTATCCTAAGGCCAGCAGTATTATTATTGAACAATACAATGACTATGTCTTACACAATAACGGCGGATATGATGTTAAAGAATTCAAGCAGGCAAGTAAGTATAAGGTATCACAGTGGTCATTTAGATCCTGGAACACCTCTGACCAGTACTTCTGGACTCAATTTAACATCGGTTCACGACTCCTGGAAGAGTACTTTGTCAAGCCCCTGGAATATTACGTTCTATCTAAAGAGGTGGTAGGACAAGATCCCATCACATTGACAATCCGGGGTAACTATCTATACGGTTATTTTAAAAAAGACGGCACCCTCTTTAAGATCTATCAACCCAAGACTAGTGACAAGAAGTTTCTCAAGATCCAGGACTACATACAGGGATCCGAGCAGCTGCACGATCACCCCACACTGGTCATTGCCTCCAGCCTCAAGGACATCATGAGTCTCAGGAGCTTAAAGCTCTCTGTAGATGTAATAGCCCCTGATTCTGAGAACAGCGTTATTAAGAAGTCTGTTATGGAAGAGTACAGAAAAAAGTATAAATCCATTATAGCCCTTTTTGACAACGACCCTGCCGGCATAAAAGCTATGGAACGCTACAGGGATGAATATAACATCCCTCCTGTACTGCTCACCATGAGCAAAGATCTGTCAGACTCTATCAGAGATCATGGAGCCAAAGAAGTCCGCAACCGGCTGGTTCCTTTATTAAACAAGATAATTCAGAACAATGCCTGAACTGTTACACGAAGACTATTCTGTAAAGATTATCAGTATTGTCAGAAGCACAGTGGCTCCCAAAGCCCTGATGGGTCTGAATAAGTTTATGGTGTTCCAGGATCTGGACGCCAGGCTCCAGGAAGATCTGTATTCCCTGGAAGACGCAGAGCCAGGCACCCTACACCCGGACCTGGAAGAAATCCGTCAGCTCTGTAATAAACATGAAGCTGCATATTTTAGATTGGTTAAAATGTAGAACTACATTATATTTGTAGACCTAACCTCTACACATAATGCCCCGTACTACCAAGAAAACCAAGACCCCCAGAACCAAGACACCTCGTACAAGAAACAACGGTACCATGACTGAATCAGCTTTTTGGAGCTTTATCAGAAGTGCCCTGCGTCAAAAGTCCAGGTTCTGGAAGCCTATAAAACAATGTAAGGAAAACTCCCGTAGAAAATACCATGGTCCCAACAAGCGGCAGAAGTTTGAATATCTCTGTGCTCATTGCAACCAATGGTTTCCGGAAAAGCAGATTAACGTAGATCATATTCAACCAGCAGGATCTCTTAATAATTCCCAGGACCTACCTGGATTTATTGAAAGACTGTTCTGTGAAATAGATAATCTACAGGTACTCTGCACAACTTGCCATGATAAAAAAACCCAGATGGAAAAATCCACTGGATCTCTTCCCCACCTGCTGTCTTTACGCAGGGGAAGATCTAAACATTAAAAACCAATAAACACAAAGGTTATGACAATCTATGTTGTAAAGTATCTGGATACTGACATCCAGCAGAAAAGACACTTTGCCACCAGCCGTTTTCAGGAAGCACAAAG